AAACAAGCGCCGCAACCGACGAAATCATCGGCGCCGCCTTCGCGGTCGATGGTACACAATTCGGCCGGAACCATTTCGCCGCAATATTCAACCATTTTAATTTTTTCCATGCTTATTTCCTTTCTGCGCTTTTAATTGCCGCATATTTGCGGCGTTTTAATTCGTTGACAAGTTCTTTCGTGCTGGTCGCTTCAATAGCTTTCCGGCGTTCCTGGTATTCCTTCGGAAGAACCGGCTTTTTCTGACGACCGCGGTAATCTTCCGGCGCCAGGTCGAACAAATCAAAAGCGGCTACATTTCGAACCGTGTATTTGTCAACGATAACCCACCACATATTATTGATATTATGATAAATGCGGCCCCGGTAAAGGTAGCCGTTCCAGTGGCGAAAATACTTCACATCGCCATTTCGAAGAACGTTCTTGTTGCGGTCTAGTCCGTTATAGGTCGGCTGTTCTTGCCCGTCCAGGTCGGCCAGGCCGAAATTCATGTCCTTTTGTTCATGGTGCCAGCTTTCCACATACCGCGCCTTGATCCATTCTTCCGCCAGCTTTGGATTTAACCGGGATTGATCCGGCGCCAGATCTTCAAGCTGGTTCACAATACGGACAATTTTGTTCATGTACTTTATGTATTGAAGCCGTATCATATAGGGCATTTTCTGAAACTTTTCGATGTCGTACCGGCCGCCGTTTGGATTTTCAAAATTTACATTCTGGAAGAATTCAATCTTGAATCCTCTAGGGTAGCGTTCCGCGTAAAGTTCCAGGTCGCCGCGTCGTCCGACAAAGTGACTTTTTCGAATAATCTTGTGGACGTTTTTGTCCTTTTCGATTTCGAAGCCTTCATTTCTCAACATATTAAACACGCGATGTAAAAGCGCGTAATGATGAAAGCGTTGTCTGTGCCAGTTTGGCCCGTTGCTTTCTGTGTTGTTGACAAATGAAAAGGACGTGTCGTGAATACTGTAACAATCCTTATTCAATTTTCTTTACCTCTTTTCGCTTATTTCCACATCAGCCGCCGATTGCAGTCGGCTTTCTGGCTATATGTCGATAGGTGCGGCCCTTGCTTACTGGGCCGCCGCAAGTGGTTTCTGTTTCTCCTGAAGGTCAAGGCCGATCAGAATTCCTCTGACAAGGATCTTCTTTTCTGGCGCCAGGTTCATAATATCGCTAATGAACTTCTTGTCTTCTTCGCAAACAGTAGTTACGTTTTTTTCGTTATCAGCCATTCGAAGGCCCCCTTTCCGATTGATTTTCGACGCCTTCCCCCTTATAATGAATTTTACCGGGGCTTGTCACCAGCAAGCGCCCGATTTAATTCAATATGGAAGGGGGCGTCGGTATGATGTACTTTGTGCCGAAGGAAACGGGCTTCATCGAAGTTCCGGTCGGTGACTACATCTGCGACACCCGGTTCAACCACGTCCAAAAGGTGAAACCGGTTGTCAAGGGCGGCCGCAAAGGTTATCTGAAACCTTGTAAAAAATGCGGTCACTTATGCTTTTATGGCTTTAAGTAGTCGCTAGTTCCCTTCGAAGCGTCGCTTGTATCACCAGGCGGCGCTTTTGTTTTGCAACTCATTTTTTTGTTTTTGTTTGAGTTGTTAAACCCATCTTACAACATAAAAAATGGTTTGTCAACCCTTTCTGCGCAAAATATTTTTCTGCTTTGGGTTGACTTACCATTTTTAATGTGTTATATTGTGATTACAGAAAGCGAGGTGATACTTTTGGAAATGCACGAAAGGATAAAAGAACTTCGAAAAAATTGTAAGCTTACACAAGAAGCCTTCGGAAATCGCCTTTCGATTACGCGTGACATGGTTAATAACATCGAGCGCGGCCGCGTTGAAATTAAAGATCATATTGTAAAATTGATATGTTCTGAATTTTCGGTACATGAAGACTGGCTTCGTTATGGTGACGGTGAAATGAAAATAAAGACGCCGGCCGACACAATGGAGCAATTAAAAAAAGAATTCGATCTTGATGAATTCAGTTTCAACCTAGTTTATGAGTATTTGAAACTGGGCGGTGAACAAAGAAAAGCTGTTCGCGATTTCTTCTATCGCGTTATAGAAGCCGAAGAAAATGTTGACTACATATCAGAAGCGCCTAGAACGCCGGAAGAACTGGAAGAAAACTTCCCACCGGTTGAAGGTGTTGACGATTCAAAAACGGGTTAGGCGCTTCCAAAAGGCGCCCGACCTTCCACTTTTACCAGATAAGAAGGATAATTTTTGTTCGTCCTCTGAAATTTAGGTTGTAATATAGTTTTTTGTGTTTTGCGTAACATAACGCATAGACATTTTTACGATTATAATAAATGAATTTCTTTTCCACGTTAAACACCGCCTTCCGAAGTGCGGACGGGCGCAACTTATATTATACCTGAATAAAAATCTGCTATTATATACGGGAAGGAATGTAAAATTTGAAGATCATACTTGTTTTGATTGCTCTTTTTCTGCTGGTGTGGGCGAATAAAATTCGAATCTATTTAAAGTGGGAAAAGAAAAAGAAACACAATGTCGCGCCGTTTTACCGATGGCCGGCGGCGGTACACGAAGAACCAGGCCAGAAAGAAAAACTTCGCCGGGCAAGAACGGAAGAATTTTCGATCCGCTTCCAGGACGAAGTGAAGGGAATTGCACAAATAAAAGCGGCGACCGACGAAAAAGAAATCTGGTGCAACCTGGGAATGTGTCAGTGTGCCGAATACAAGGCCGATCACAAGCCTTGTAAACACATTTACAAAATCGCTATAACAAAGGGGCTGATTGAATGATTATATTTATAATACTTCTTGTATTGTTATTCATTTTCTTTTTGAAGTCCGGCGAAAAGGCGGCAAAGAAAGCGCTGGAAAGCGATCGAATCTTCCTTCCGTTCGATGATTCTATCCACCAGACAGAACCGCAACAAGAACGAATCAAACGCGCGGTCGAACAAGATATAAAAGTCAAAACGCTTCTTTCCAACGGGTACAGTGGAAAGATCGTCGGTACGACCGGGAACGTTTATCTTGTAACCCTGAAAAATTGCACGTGTCAGGATTTCAAGCGCCGTCAAAAGCCTTGCAAACACATGTATTTTCTGGCCGCGCAAACGTTACGATGTAACATTTCAATGAAGGAAGGAAAATTCGAATTAGAAAAGTTAAATTGAATTAAATAAAAACAGCCGGTCAACGACTGCAATCGCTAACCGGCTTTAATACCAGGCCACCGAAGAACGGCTTTCTGATATGGAAATAAGCAAATATATTATATCACTGAAAGCCTGAAAAATCAATCGGCTTTCTTTTTTGTACCCTTTTTTCGGTAGCCTGGGGAAAGGGGCGAATTTTGGCATATCAAAAAATTAAAAAGGCGCGTCCGGCTCTGTACTGGACGAAGAAAAAGGCCGCTTTGTATGTCCGCGTTTCCACGCGTTACCAGATAGACAAAGACAGCCTTCCTTTTCAACGTAAGAAATTAAAAGAATATTGTAAATTTCTAGGGATTGACGACTTCGTTATTTTCGAAGACGACGGATATTCCGCAAAGAATACCGACCGGCCGCATTTTCAAGAAATGATGAAGCGTGTTCGTGCCGGTGAATTTTCACATATTATCGTTTGGAAGGTGGATCGAATTTCCCGAAATCTTCTGGACTTCGCGGCGATGTATCAGGAATTAAAGGAACACAAAGTCACCTTTATTTCGATGAACGAACAGTTCGACACATCAACGGCAATCGGCGAAGCGATGTTGAAAATTATTTTGATTTTTGCGGAACTTGAAAGAAACATGACTTCCGAACGTGTAACCGGTATTATGTTAGATCGTGCGGAACAAGGCTTGTGGAACGGCGCCCGTATGCCGGTTGGTTATCGCTGGAATGATGAAATCAAATTCCCGGAACCGGATCCCGAAGAAGTCAAGATTGTTCAATTTATCTTCGACGAATACGAAAAGGTTCGGTCGTGCTTGAAAATCGCGCGTTATTTGAATAATCATCATATTAAATCAAAGCGCGGCGGCCAGTGGACTTCGAAGCTAATTCACGATATTATTCGAAATCCGTTTTATATCGGCACGTATCGCTATAATATGCGCGAAGCCGGCCGCGGCCCGTTGAAGCCTGAAAGCGAATGGATCGTCCGGGAAAATAATCACCATGGAATCATCGACAAGGAACAATTCGAACGCTGTAATCGTATAATGGACGAAAACGCTTCCAGTCGCGACACGTCAGATCTTCGCGCCCGGAAATATGTTCACACATTTTCCGGCCACCTGGTTTGTGGTAAGTGTGGCGCTAATATGATAGCGACAAAAGATCGCGCCAGGGCGAACGGCTGGCGGCCGTCAATGTATCGCTGTTCCCAGCGTTCCCGAATGTTGGACTGTGACAATTCGCGAACCATCAACGAAAGTTATATCGGGCCGTTTGTATTTAATTACGTGGCGAACCTTGCCAGGGTTCAGAAGAATTTCAAGAACATAAAAAGCCTGGATAAATTGCAAGCGGAACTTTTGAAAGGCCCGGATTTCGAAGCGGTTCACGGTATCGCTTCGGAAGGCCTGAAAGAAACCTTCGCGGCGCTTGCTTTTAGAACCGTAGGGAAAGGTTCGTATTTGCCAGACGTTGGTTTTTCCGGCGATGATGAAGGAAGATCCACGACGGAACAAATCGCGCTTGTACGTGGCGAAATAGAGAAGTCAAAGAACGCTATAACCAGATTGACAGACGTTTATTTATACGACACGGAATCAATGACAAAAGAAGAATTCGCCAGCAAGAAAAAGGAACTTGTGAAAAAGGTTTCCGACCTGGAAAAACAGCTTTCGGAACTCCTGGACGATTCCGGCGGCGATGAACTGGCGGATCTGTCTTTTATCAAAAAGGCGTCGGCGTTCCTGGTGGCCCAGCGTATCGCGTCAAAGAATTATGTTGATTATGTGCAAATGGCGCTTGAACTTGACAACGAAATTCTGAAAGATTTCGTCGATCAGATTGTCGATGAAATCGTTGTAAAGGACGGCCGTGTTGAATCCATAACCTTTGCAAATGGTTTGAAACACGAATTTATTTACACGCGCCCGGCGGAACTTCGCACTTGTCAGCTTTGCGGCGGCCGCGTCGGTTCAACGGTCGGTTGTAGGACAAGGACGTTCAATTTTCAAAATAAAGCGTATCGCCGAATTAAAGTCGGGGATCCTGGTGACGATTTCGCCGGCAAGCCTGGCGCCGTGTGTCCTGAATGTTACGCCCAGGAAGGACGCTGGCACCATTGGAAATGTGGAATCGAACGCTGTCCGATTTGTGGCGAACAGCTTATCGCGTGCGAACACGGGCCGAATAAATCATAATATAACACAAGGGCGACCTACGCGGCCGCCCTTTGCTTTACACTCTTTTTACAAGGTCTATAAAAAGTTCTGGCGCTTCGATGTTGTGTTCTGTTTCGAATCGCTTAATTTGCGTTTTTAGGTATTCTTCCAGCTTGCAAATATCGCCCTGGAATTCCAGCAAATAATTGATAGATCGGTCAAATCCGATTTCTTCCAGGAATCTTCTGCTTGCTTCCATGATGGCGCACCCTATAAAAACAAAATTATACGGAAGCGCACTTTCTATATCTGACACATAGAAAGATAACATTCCGATACTTAAATATTCAAAATGCGGCTTCCAGTGCAACAAAAGGAAGTCGCGTAAATTCTCGATTTCTTCTTCCTTTGTGTGAAAAAGAACATTATTTTTGCCTATATATTCGGACACGTAATCTTTTAACATGAAAAGCCCCCTTAAAATCCCAGCCGCCGAAGAAGTGAACCGGAATAAACCTTTGCCATGTCTTCGATCGTTTCACATTCTGAATAATCGGCGCCGGCCAGAAGTTCGGTTGTTGTTGTTTCAAAAAATGCCATGCGGCGCTCATAATCGTTCGATTCCGCTTCGATGATTTTTACCAGCTTATCAGAACCGAAAATTTGAATCAGGCGCGTTCTGGCGCGGTCGTAATTGATTTGAAGCGAATTCATGTGTCGGGCCGCTTTTGCGATGGAATCCGGTATAATTCCGCCGGGAAAATACGCTTTCAAGTCTGGTTTCAAAATATACTTTTCTTTCACGGTGCCGCCTCTGTTCTTCACTCAATATTTGTGTTTTAATTCGTTGTTTTTTACCAGAGTTTTGAAAATCTCAATGGCTTCCGCGTCGTCTTCGGCTTCGATTTTATGTTCTACTATGCAACTAAAAATTATAACCGAATCGAAGAATATGTCTGTCGGTTTTATATTATCGACCGTTCTTTCGCCGGCGCAATATGCTATTATATGCGCGTTATTATAAAATTCCACGCCGTACCAGCCGCAAAAATTCCCTTTTCCTTCCCAGGTTTTTTCAGAAAACAAACACATAATTTTGCCGGTGTGGCCTTCTATATTTTGATCGTCTATTAAGTCGGCTTGATTTATATAATAAATCTTTTTCATTCTTGCTTATTTCCTTTCTGGAAAAAGCCTTGTATTTTCTAATAGATTACACGTTCTTGTTTACTCATACAGTAGGACAGCCAAAAGTTTCGATATGATATGTAAGCATGCGCCCTAGCTTGTTTGTCTTTGCTTCCATGATTGTCCGCAATAATCCCATAAA